TGATTGTCGGTGATCCAAGTGCCACCTACGGCACGCTGCTCACCAAGGATGCGGCGAAGGATGCTCACTTACGGTCTCCTAGCGTATAGCCGATAGCGGCAAGAGCCGCGCCCAATGCGATGAGTCCCAATGGGAGAGAGAGTAGCGCGAGACCTGCGATGACAAGTGCGCCACCCACAACTTCTAGAATGTTGCTAATCATAGGTTGATCCACTCCACTTTCGCTGCTGACTTAGGTTCAATCTGTAGGAACTTTACACCCTGGAATGCGACCACGGCAGAGACGGCCGCGTCAATGCGGTCTGGCGATGCCTTGTATGCCTTGGTCAAGACCTGCCCATAGCGCGTCAGGCGCGTATGCACATTGCTGATATGACGAGCTAGGAGCGGCGAGCCATCGTGGCGCAGCCCTTCGCCAGTGGCTACGGCGGTGAAGAATCGGTCAACGGCTGGACCCATCCGCTCAATCGTGGCGGTGTTGAACACTGCCACGCGCTTGCCGTACCGGCGCGTCCACTCCTCGATCTCGGATGACCAGCCAGGTGGGTCGCAGAACAGGGTCGCATCGTAGGTCTGCATGATCTGATCTACGAAGGCATCCACCTCGCCGCGCGGCACCGTCCAGTCTGGGTCGCGGTTGGTGTCGGACTTCTCCCACGCCTTGATCAGGAACAGGTGACCGTCCATGGTGCAGGCGGTGAGCACCGACGCGTCGCGCGCGTACGAGCCGTCAAAGCCGATGCTCAGGCGCTCGCCTGGAATCAGCACTCGCTCACGGTCTGCCAGTTTCATCCACGCCTCTGCGCCAATCCAGCGGTCTGGCGGCTGCACAAAGCGGTTGAGGTGGTAGCGCTGCCACTCGTGCATCGGCACTTCGTTGGCGCGTGCCAGCAGCCGGTCAATGTCTACGAATGCCGGAGCGCTAGGGTTCGCCTGCTCCAGTGCAGCCCTACGGCCAGTGTCGGTCTCTAGGTCGTGGCTGTCAGCAGCCGCCCACCACTCGACTAGGAAGGAAGGGTCGCTCACCTCGCCAGACGAGATGCGCTTGGCGTAGGTCAGCATCCTGCCGAGCAGCGTGTTCTCGTCGGAGCCTGCGGTCGAGATGTTCAACTCCAGCGCCTCGGCTCGCTTGGCGAGTGAGTTGGAGAGCACGAGATGCACGCGCTCTTTGTTGCCTGTCCACTCGTGCAGCTCGTCGGCGATAAAGCAGGTCGGTCGCCCACCGTCGTTGGTGCCTGCCGCAGCAGCCACGCGATACATCCGGCCTGGGCGATCCTTGATCAGGATCTCGGTGTCATAGACCTCAAAGAGTTTGGCGAGTGGACCCTGCGTCAGCATGATCCGAGCCGTGCCGAAGAGCAGGTCAGCCTGCTCGAACGATGCCGCAGCGATAGGGATGTTGGGAGACTTGGGAGCCTTAGGTCCTGCCAGTTCTGCCAAGGCGATAGCCGCGAGCAGCTCGGTCTTGCCGTTGCCCTTAGGCGTACCCAGCAGGGCGCGCTTCACGGTGCGCTTCTGTGTGGCTGCGTCGTACTCGTAGATGCGCCAGATGTAGGCACGCTGCCACGGCTCTAGGCGGAATGGCTCGCCGAACTTGTCGCCCTCACCGTGGACTAGGTTGGTCTCAATCCAGCGACAGACCAGCCCACCCCACGACGGTGGTGGTGGACTACTGATCGGCGACGAGTAGAGCGGCCTCTTCTGCGGAGTCGTTGCCGGCTTCAATGTAGCGTGGGTCGGCTTCGGCTTCGGCTTCCGCAAAGGCTGCGTTTGCGATTCTGGCATTGAGTTCCTCCAGGCTTCTTGCGGCCTCACCATACACGATGCCTAGCGTCAGCCCTGCCTTGGGGTGCAGACCGAACCGATCCTCTAGCTGGCGGATCTCGGCATCAACAGCGGTGCGCTGTCGGTACATAGGATTGAGGATCTTCTGCCCCTGAGAGCCAACGGTCATCGGCTCCTCGCGTAGGTAGATGTCCATTCGCTCGCGCTCGTCGTACATTGAGAAGAGCCGCTCAAGCGCAGGCATCTGCGCCGGCTGCACGACCTGCGCGAAGGGTGAGCGCCAGAAAGTCTCCCACGACTTCAGCCAGCGCTCGGTGAGGTGGCTCGGAGCTGGTGGAATGGCCGCAGGATCAATGGCGATCTGGGGCAGCACGCCAAGATCTTTGGTCGTGGTTCTTTGCCTTTTGTCTGCTGGCTTTTTATGGCTCACGAAAAAAACTCCTAACCGTTGGGCAGCCCCACACCGTTGACGCTTTCCACGAACTCGGCGCTGGGTACCGTGGCACGCTCAAGATTTAGAATAATGACCGCCCTCCCATAAAGCGTAGCGTCAGTATGCACCTTGCCGCTGTTGCAGGGGTAGCAGAGCAACTGAGCGTTAGACCAGGTGTGCGTACCGCCAGCCGAGAGCGGCACGATGTGGTCAAGGCTTGCCCAAGCATCTCGCCTAGCTGGCTTGAGTTTGCGCGGCGTAGTCGGATCAATGGTCTGCTTGCTGCACAACCGGCAACGGCCACCGTCTGCCTTCCAAATGGTGTAGGTAGTCAAGTCCTTATCCCCAGCGCGCTGCGCCTCACGGCGGCGCTGTGCGTAGGTTGATCGAATACCCTTTGCCTTCATCCCCTCAGGCTTCCAAGGTCGATTCTTCAATAGACACCGCTTGCTGCAATGGATCTTTGTAGACATTGATGTTCTGAACTCTGTCTTGCAATACACGCAAGTCTTAGTTTCTTGCCGCTCGGAAGCCCTGAAGTGCCTTGATCCACCAGAGGCTGCATACGATGCACCGCACTTTGGCGTACACATCTTTGCGTCTCTACGCGTAGAACCGAACAGATCACCGCACCAAGTGCAGTGGCGCAATACCCAAGCACGCGCCGTCTGTTGGCAGAACCTGCAACGAACAGGCAATGGCCCTGACTTAGATACGGCATAGAAGTCCGCGCCGCAGGTGGTGCAAATACGAGCTTCTGGATCAGGAGGCTTGATTGGTGCTCTGCAGGGTTCGCAATACCTGCGCATCGCATACCGTCCAGTCATCTGCTGGCCGCACTTCAAGCACGGACCAAGTAATCGCATTTGCTTATGCTTATATTTTGATGATCTGCACGACTCGGAGCAAAACTGCTGGCGCGCGCCTCTAACTGGCGGAGTAGGCGTGAAGGATTGCTCGCAACCGCTGCGCTTGCATATCACCATCGTCAATGCCATCTCGCCTCCTGAATAGGCTTAGTGCAGGGAGATTCAGGCTCCCTGCTTGTCCACCTTAGCACGGTCACGCTTAGCCCAGCCCTTGCCCTTGAATACGATGGCGGATGGCGTGACCTGCAAGATCATCCACGGTCCACACTCGCAGCGTGGCACGACCGGCTCAAAGCCTGACTGCATCCGCTCCTCGATCTTGCCGCAGGTCGGACACTTGAACTCATAGATCGGCATTGGGTACCCAGTCCTTTCCAGCCCAGTACGGCTTGCCTTCTCGGCGCTCTGCCGTGCGGCGGCAGTAGCTGCACTCGCCACAGGTCGGTGCGTCTGGCACTAGGTCACGCTTGCACAGGTTGCAGTACAGGACGCGAGAGCAGGCGCGGCGCTTGCCAAGCCCACGAATATCGCCAGGCTTGCACAGGTGCTCGATCACTTAGCCTTCCGTCGCTGTGCGCGGTTCAAGGCGACTGGCTGCTCTGCCGGTACGCCTAGGCGGATCTTGCCACTGAAGATGTCAGCGAAGAGCGGCTGCCACTTGGTCGTGTAGACATAGTCAGCGTCGTACTCAAACATCTTAGCGGCCAGAGCGGCGCGGTTGATGGAGCCTTCCTGTGTGGCGATGTAGTTCAGCGTCAGCCCCTCAAGGATGCTCTCAACACTTGGGATCTTCCACCACGACTCCTGCATCTCATCCCAGTCCAGTTGACCCTCGGCGATGTAGCCGTGGTCTTTGACTAGCTCAGGCTGCGCGGTCCAGTCGGTCACGATGACTGGCGTGCCGCACGCCTGCGCCTCGATCACAGGGATGCCGAACCCCTCACCGCGTGAGGCGAGCAGCAGGACATTGGCAGAGCGCATGATGCTGGCGAGCGTCTCGGCTGGGATGCCTGCACGCATCTGGCTGCTGTTGACCCATCGGATGCGATCTTCTGGAGCGCCGACTGCCTTGAGCACAGGGATGAGGTTGATGCCGTCTAGGTGACCCCAACGGTCGGTGTGCAGGTACAGGTAGGCATCCTTGTGCTGCTGAGCGAAGAGCGCCCACGCCTTCAGCATCTCAGGGAACGACTTGCGCTTGCCCTTGTTCATTGCGGTGATCACGGTCAGGTGCGCGTCCTCCGGCACGCGGAGCACATCACGGCAGGTCGGCCCTTCGTGCGTCCAGACCTTGGTGTCAATGGCGTGTGGGATGTAGACCAAGCGGTTGCGCGGTACGCCTGCCTTCAGGAGTGCCTGCTCGCCGTGCTTGCTCATCGCCACGATGAGCTTGTTGCCACCCTTGATGCACCACTCCGCCACGCGCGGTGGCACTGGGTCATGGTCGATTGGTACCCACGACACCACAGGCAGTTGGTGGTAGGCATCGTTGATCGCCACCCACACATCGAACAGGGTGATGCCGAAGCCACCCTGTGAGGCAGCCATGGCGATGTTCTCTGGTCCAGAGTCGTTGGCATACTTGATCAGCCCCTCGGCAAAGATTTGGATGCCCTCGATCTCCATGTTGGTGGGAGCGCCGTAGTTCGCAGAGACTCCGACTGGGATGCCGTCCGCCTTCATGCGAAGAGCGAGTTGTTTACATTGCTGGCCGTACCCAGTAGGCGCGACTATCGTATTAGAAACAATGATGACC